GGACAAATTATGAAACATGGAATGTTGCACTTTGGATCGAAAATGATGAGGGTTTGTATAACTTAGCCCGTCGTTCTTATTCTTATCAAGATTTTGTTCGTCGTAATTTTGAGGAAGGTGCTGCAACTTTAGATGGAGTTAAGTGGGATGATGTTAACGTTAATACGGTGGAATTAGATGAAATGATGGAGGAACTATGAACATCAAAGAACAACTCAATTCCCTCACTATTCGCAAAACAATGAACACAATTGAGATCAACAAATCTATCATGGAGTTGAACTTTAGAAAAGAGAAGTTACAGAATGAAGTAGATATTATTCAAGAACAGATTTACTTCCTTGCTAATCTTCGCGAGTCACAAAGAACAACTGAGGATGGTGAGGAAAAAATCAAATTGGAAGGAAAAGCATTATTTGATCAAATGTTTGGAGGTACTGATTAAATGAGAATTGTTCTTATTTCTGTGTTTATTCTTCTTGGAGCTAATCTGATGATTGAAATGTTAGATAGTAATATGATTGAAATATTAGAAGAGAGAAAAGAATCAATCGAAAGTATAATCTAATACGAGTAGCGCGAGCGCCACTAAAAAAACCACTCTACAAACTGGCACACAACCACCCCACAGACTCTCAAAATCGTGTATATTAAGAGAGTCAAGGGAAGACAACCCCACCCAACCAAACCTTTCACAACTCACAACTCATGCGTAAGATCGAATCCCAAATGTGTGCTGCTATTCACAACAATCAGGACTGGTCAAATGCAAATACTCGTGTAATTTATTCACCTATTCGTAACACTTCAGAAGTCTATCTTCATAACAATTTGATTGCAATTGTTACAGATGATGATATGCAAATCTTTGATGGTGGTTATCAGTCTAATACAACTAAATCAAGACTCAATGCACTTTGCTCTGAGTTTTGTGTCACTGGGGAAGGAGTTTTCCAAAAAGACTTTCAGTGGTATGTAAGACTATTCGTAGGTGCAATCAATGGTAAGAATGTATTCAAGAACGATACATTTACTAATGGTTATACCTTCGCATGATTAAAAGTAAAGGGGAATGGGCTTCAATCTATTCCCGCTTTTATTCCATTCTTTTCTTATTACTTCTCTTTTAATTTCATGTATCGCATTGCATCTTCCATCACAACTCATCGCACTCTATGGGTTGCAGAGGGGGAAACAATTGGTCTTCCTGCTTATGTTCATGCCGGTGCTAATTCAAAATATAAAGGTCATGTAGGAAGCAAGAATCGTTATTGGAATAATACTGAAGCAAAGAATATTTCTTTCTTTGCCTAACACTTAGTTCATAATCTGGGCTGCACAGTATTAAGCATAAGACCCAGAACAAACACACACTAACTAACACTTTTTCATGTCTAAAGTTCAACTCTTTGATGCACTTGATTCAGCAGAGAATGGTAATGATATTCTACTCATCCTTGAAGCAATTGAGGCACTCTATTGATTAGATAAGACACACAACTGAATAACACATAGAGAGGGTAATTCCTCTCTTTTTGTATCAACTGCTACACTAATTGATTGAAAAACGTTTTTAAATGGTATTATAAATATGTTTTGCTATTTTATACTGTTATTCACATGTCTGTGGAAAAGGTATCATTTATCTGTGGAGAAAGGTGTATTTCTGTGGATAAGTATGTTCTTATGTGTTAATTAGTGATGATTTAAATGTACTCAGGTCTTGTGATCTTAGCGAGCAGTCTATCACCAACTCGCAGAAATGTCAAGACCGCCGCCATAAGTCTTGACAGGGATTCAGAACACAAAATATAAGAGATTTTTATAAATAACCCATGGAAGATTGACAATATCTCTCAGGCATACTATACTTGTTAAGTCATCACCACCGGACACCAATCATGTCAGTCGCTATCAGTCAGGTCCAGAAGCAACGTTACAGAATCACCCTAGATTTAGAGGTGATGGAAGACTTTGACCCGCATCAGATTAACTGGGAAGATCTCTTTGAACTGGAGGGAAATGAGCAGGTGATTGATAGCTACGTAGAGGACCTGAGTAATCCTGTCCGGTGGTAGATTAGCAGTCCTATTTGATACTTTATAACACGGGGGTTGACATCAGTCTCCCTTCGTGATATGATGGAGGAGAGTATCAGTGAAATGACAGTGTTTATGGGGGGGCGTTGTTATGGGCGCGGGCGGCGTGATAAAAACGCTTAACTACCCTAACCTACAGAGGTGACAATTCGCGATCGATATATAAAGATAAAAAAAAAATTCCCGCAGAAAAAAATCTATGGAAAAGGTTTATCACATATATGCAAAAGAAGAGTGTTTATATCATAGTTTAAGTAAGGAACAATTTAAGGATACATGGGAGGCCCTCAATTGTATGGTTGGTTTAATGAAGACCGATTATGTAGTTGAGGATTTATCGTATGAGGAGGTAAGGAAAACCGGATATAATTTATCAGACGCATCATATTGACAAAGACTACATACTACGATAGAATTGAACTGAAAGTAAATTTCCATTATGGCAAAAGGATTCACTGTAAAGGCAAATGCGCCAAAAGTAAAGAAGAAAGAAGACTGGGACATCGATGCAATTAAGCAAAGGATGCACGGCAAGAAGATTGTATTTTGCCTCCCTGGAAGGGGATGTTCATTTGTCTTTCTGAAGAACTTTGTACAACTGTGCTTTGATATGGTACAGAATGGTATGAGTATTCAGATCAGTCAAGATTACAGCTCAATGGTAAACTTTGCACGATGCAAGGTACTTGGAGCAAATGTATTAAGGGGACCAAATCAGAAACCCTGGGATGGCAAATTAGAGTATGACTATCAGTTATGGATTGATAGTGATATTGTATTTGACACAAATAAGTTTTGGCAGTTATGTGATTTAGCATTAAACGAAGAAGGAGAGGAGAAGCAAATTGTTGCAGGGTGGTATGCAACAGAGGATGGTCACACAACATCTGTCGCGCACTGGTTAGAAGAGGATGATTTCCGCAAGAATGGTGGAGTAATGAATCACGAGACTGTAGATTCCATTCAGAAACGTAGGAGTCCATTTACATGTGACTACACAGGATTTGGGTGGGTAATAATTCAGAATGGAGTCTTTGAGAATTTAGAGTATCCATGGTTTGCACCAAAGATGCAAGTTTTTGAGAGTGGAGCAGTCCAAGACATGTGTGGTGAGGATGTCTCATTCTGTTTAGATGCAATTGCAAAGGACTATGAGATTTGGTGTGATCCAAGGATTCGTGTTGGGCACGAAAAAACTCGCGTTATTTAATAGGAGATTATTATGGCAGCAATGAACGACGGGAATTACATTCCATCAAAGCCGAAGAAAACTCGGCAAGGTAACTCGGTCAATACATTAGTATCGGCAACCTCTCGCAATGGGAAAAAGAAGAAGTATAGAGGTCAAGGTCGTTAATAGATAGTAGCAGTTGATATATGTTTTTATGGCATGTTTGATTGCAAATTTACCTTCATATGAGGTATGGGTTCGTAAGGAATATCTAACGGATCATCAAAGTGGACATGGAGAGTATGTAAAAGGCGTCTGGGTATCGGTTAAGTCGATACCTGGGCGTGCTTTTTATTTTGAGACGTATTTACCAGAGTATGCAGCAATGTATGATAAGTTGCCTATAAGCGCGTTTGTAGCGTCTCCAGAGGCACCTAAACCTGATATGCCACTACATAACCTACAGTTCTGGAATTGCATGGATTATGGCGTTACAGTAGTGCAGAAGCAATTTATTGGAAGTATGCACTATGAATGCTATACAAGAGATTATGGGCCACAGACTGGGACTTATATTTGTACAATTGATAACTATCATCAAGATCCTGATGCAGTTGATTATGCAACAAGTGAGAATCCATCAGAACACAAGTCACACAATCTTATTGAACTAGATAATGGGCAGTTTGCATTGTATCCTAACAATAGAACAAGGATTTATGATAATTCTTTAACACCTGAGGAACCAAAGATTCCAGATTTTAAGGTTTCGACTGTATATTATCAAGTTGAGAATGGTCATGATCGTGATGGACTTGGTAATGATGAGAATTATTTTTGGAAAACTGCCAAAGAGCGTAAAAATATAGAAAATTTACCCCAAATACCGGATTTTTAAAAAAATGACCGATTTTTTAGACAATTTAGCCAATGATCAGCATCAAAAGATGCTTCGTGAGATTGCAAATGACGATAAAACTCCCAAAAAACGTGATTCTTTGGAAGAAAGTGAGTTATTTGACATTGATGAAGTGATCTCTCATACTGAACCAACAACTCTTAATGAATTTTGATCTTAATCATTGATAAATAATACATAATTGCCATACTAAGGTGCCTTTAGAGAGGATAAGTCAAGGTTTTAAAGATGTAAGTATGTCATTTAAGGTCAACCCCTTAACAAATGACATAATTGCACTAAAAAACGAAAATGCAATTGCTCGTTCTATACGAAATATTGTATTTACTCTTCCTGGGGAAAAGTTCTTTGATGAAAAATTTGGATCAAAGATATCTAGATCATTATTTGAAAATATCGATGATCTTTCTGCCGATTCGATTAGGAGTGAAATTCAATTTTCTATCCAAAATAATGAGCCAAGGGTTTCTTTACAAAAAATAAAAGTAGATCCTGATTTTGATAATAATTCATTTGATGTAGTAATTACATATAATATTATAGGGGTAGATGTATCCCCACAACAATTAGAATTCGTTTTGCAACCAACTAGGTAAGATGTCACTAGTAAATTTTTCCAATCTGGATTTTTCTCAAATTAAAACTTCTCTTGTAGAATATTTGAGATCTAACTCCAATTTTACCGATTATGATTTTGAAGGATCTAACCTTTCATCGATTATTGATGTTTTGGCGTATAACACGTATATAACCTCATATAATGCAAACATGGTTGCAAATGAGGTGTTCATTGATACTGCAACTCTTAGAGAAAATGTAGTTGCTTTAGCAAGAAATATTGGATATCTCCCTAGATCAAGAAAAGCAGCAAAATCCATTGTAAGTTTTTTTGTTGATGCATCAAATATATTACCAACACCAGCATCAATCACTCTTAAAAAAGGAACAGTTGCATCATCAACTGCAGTTTTTGGTAATCAATCATTTGTTTTTTCAATTTTAGAAGATATTTCAGTTCCAGTTGCTGATGGGATTGCAAGTTTTAATAATATTGAAATTTATGAAGGTGTGTTACTAGAGAAAAATTATACATATTCTTCATTTGACCCAAATCAAAAATTTATTCTTCCAAATTCTGGTATTGATACTAATTTAATTTCAGTAAGAGTGAGGAATACTAAAACATCAAATATAGGACCAAAATATAGTTTTGCAGATAATCTTTTTGATATTGATTCTGAATCAAAGGTATATTATCTACAAGAAATTTCTGATGAAAGATATCAAATAATTTTTGGAGATGGTATTTTTGGTAAAAGTCTACGAGAGGGAAATTATATTAATACAAATTATATTGTATCTAATGGAGATTCTGCAAATGGTGTAAATCAATTTACTTTTTCTGGAAAATTAACTTATACTAGAAATAGCACTGAATATACAATTACAAGTGGAATATCTTTAATATCTGCAGAATTACCAGCATCTGGTGGAGAAGTAATTGAGTCTGTAAATTCAATTAAAAACTTTGCACCTAGAATGTATGCAACACAAGACAGGGCTTTAACTTCCAGTGATTATGAAGTTCTTATACCAGCAAAAATTTATCCAGAAACTGAATCGATATCAGTATTTGGTGGTGAAGAACTAAATCCCCCCCAATATGGAAAAGTTTTTATAAGCATTAAACCAAGATACGGTGATTTCTTATCAAATTTAATTAAACAAAATATAAAAACCAAACTAAAAAAATATTCTGTAGCAGGAATTGTTCCAGAGATACTAGATTTAAAATATCTTTATATTGAAGTAAATTCAAATATATATTACAATTCAAATTCAGCACCTAGTTCATCTTATGTTTCTACTTTAATTCAACAAAATGTCCAAAAGTACTCAGAATCTAATGAGTTAAATAAGTATGGTGCAAGGTTAAAATATAGTAAATTTTTAAAAGTTATTGATGAAAGCCATGATTCGATAACATCAAATATTACTACAATTCAAATGAGGAGGGATTTAAAAATAACATCAAATGCTTTAGTTGAATATAGTATTGGTTTCGGTAACGAGTTCTATATAAAAAGTATGAATGGTTACAACATTAAAACTTCAGCATTTAGAGTCGATGGTATTGGTTCTGATGTTTACATTTCAGACATTCCAAACACTGATCAAGAAACTGGAGAATTATTTTTATTTTCAGTTCCAAATATAAATTCAACAAGTCCATTTATTGTAAAAAGAGGAATAGGAACTATTAATTATAAAAAAGGAATTATAACTATAAATCCTATTAATATCCTTTCTGGAAAAACAAAAGATGGTCAAACTATTATTGAAGTATCAGGATGTCCTAAATCCAATGATGTGATTGGTTTACAAGACTTGTATTTACAACTAGATATTGGTAATAGTAAGTTTGATATGGTTATTGATCAAATTTCATCGGGAATAGATCCATCAGCATCAAGTTATATTATTACATCAAGTTATGCAAATGGGGCATTAGTTAGACCAGGAGGTAGAGGAAGTATTCCTTCTACACCAATATCTGATTCATCCACATCTTCCATAACTCCTACAACATCCTCTGGAAGTTATTCACCTTCCACTCAGACAACTACTACTACTAGTTCTACTGGTTCTACTCCATCTACCCCATCCGCTCCATCATCTGGTGGTGGTGGTGGCGGATATTCATCAGGTTATTAATATAAAAATCTAAAATGACAGAAAAAAGAGTTCAATTTAATAACATAGTACAAAATCAACTTCCTTCATATGTAAGGGAAGAATTTCCTCTGATTTCTGAATTTTTAAAGCAATATTATCTTGCTCAAGAATTTAAAGGGGCTCCAATTGATCTAATTGAGAGTATTGACAAATATATCAAATTAGATGAAACTACTGGACTAGTAGATTTTACAGTTTTAAGAGATGATATTGATATTAATGATCAAACAATAGCTGCTTCATTTGGACCTAATTCAAAAGGTACTTATGGTTTTCCAGATTCTTATGGATTGTTAAAGATTGGTAATGAGGTTATTACATATACTGGAAAAACTAATTTAGAATTTACTGGATGTATAAGAGGTTTTGTTGGTATAACTTCATATACATCTAATGCAAATATAGAAAATTCATTATTTACCCAATCTGTAAGTGAAGAACATAAATCTGGAACAACTATTCAGAATTTAAGTAATCTTTTTCTTAAAGAATTCTTAAAGAAAACAAAAAAACAACTTTTACCTTTAATTGATACAAGATCATTAGATCCAAATTTGAATGAAAATTTGTTTATAAAGCAAGCAAAGAATTTTTATGCAACTAGAGGAACAGACAGATCTTTTGAAATTTTATTTAAAGCATTGTATGGTAGAGAAGTATCAATAATAAAACCAAAAGATTACTTATTTACCCCATCTAATTCAGATTTTAGAATTACAAATGATTTAGTTGTAGAAGCATTAGAAGGAGATCCTCTTGATTTGGATCAAGCAACATTATATCAAAATTTATATGAATATGGAATTTCTTTTCAAAAATCACTTGCTCCTATAACTAGAGTTGAAAAAATTGATTCTTTAACTGGTGATAAAAACTTTTATGTATTGAGTTTAGATGGTGGATATGACAGGGATATTGATGTAACTGGGGCACTTTATGGAAACTTTAAAGTTCATCCAAAAACAAAAGTCATAGGACAAATTTCAGCAGGATCTTCCGTATTTACTGTAGATTCTACTGTTGGTTTTGGACAAACTGGAGAATTGGCAGTAAAATATACGGATTTGAGTGTTGGAGTGGTTTCTTATACCTCAAAATCAGTAACAGAATTTTATGGATGCACAAACATAGATGGAAATATTGAAAATGCTTCCGAAGTTGGAATTAATACATATGCTTTTGGTAGATCTTTCAAAGATCAAAATGAAATAATAAAAGTTAAAATTAATTCAGTTTTAAAAAAATATATTACTCCAGATAATACAAGGTACTATGCGCCTAACGATATTATAAGAATCAAAAGCCTTGGAAATCCTTTGGCAGATAATTTTAGATTTAATAATTGGATTTATAATACTGCATCCAAACATACAATAAAAAGAGTTGATTTATTGGATTCTTCTGATAACACGTATAATGTTATTTTAAATAATAATCATTACTATAATGTTGGAGATGTATTAAATTTAATTGATAAGAATAATGTTTCAAATGAAGCGTCAGTAACCGGGATTACCTCTAAAAAATCTGTACAGATAAAAGGACAAGGAATAATTGATACTCTGTCAAATTATACAATTCAAAGAAATATTTCAAAAGGAATATCAAATACTCTAGAAACAACTAGGTTATATTCTGCAAATGTTCAGGGAGTTTATGATGGTGGTGATCATATGATGGTCACTTCAGCATCAATTCCTAATTATAGCTCTTCTCCAACAAATACACCAGATAGATCTGTAATATTTTCTGGCGAGTTTATTGGAGAAGAACTAGAGATTACGCCATTAGGAAAACATTTCTTCCAAACAGGTGATAGAGTTTATTATGAGGCAGAAAGAACTATTGAAGTAACAATTAATTTTAATAGAACAGTTACAGAAAAGGTAGTCATAGGAACCTCTTTAGGATCAGAGTTTACTGAAGGATTGTATTATGTTAAGAAAGTAAATAACACTACCATAAAATTATCAAAAAGTTTAACTAATCTTTATAACAATATATTTTTATCGGTTACAAATGCTGTTACTGGTGGTGGGCCTGTTACAATTACCAATAATAAATTCTTCATATATGAATTTAAAGATAAATCTGTCAATTCTCAAAAATTAGTTAGAAAAATTCCTAAAATTGCTCAACATACTGGAAAATTAACAAAAACGGTTCCGGGATATACTGGAATTTTAGTAAATGGTGTTGAAATTTTAAATTATAAAGCAAAAGAACAAATAAATTATGGAAAAATAGAAAATATTGAAGTTTTGAGTCCAGGGTCAAATTATGATATTATTTCACCACCAGCATTAGTAATATCTGATCCTGTAGGTACAGGTGCAACAGGAGATATTTCTGTTTTAGGATCTTTAAGAGAAATAAGAGTTATAAATCCGGGATTTGATTACACAGAAACTCCTACAATTTCAATTACTGGTGGAAATGGAAATGGTGCAAAAGTTTCTGTAAATATGAAACTTGTTGATCATAGAGTTTCATTTTATTCAGAATCAACTTCCGGTAAAGTAGGTTTAGGAACCTTAAGTGCAATTGGATTCTCTACTTATCATAAATTTAAAAATGGAGAAAAAGTAGTATATGAAACAAGTGGTCAAGATGGTATTGCAGGGTTAACAACAAATTCTACATATCATATATCGTCAGAAACAAATACCAAAATAAAACTGCATAAAAATTTAAGTGATGCTCTTGCAGGAATTAATACTGTTGAATTAACAGGATATGGTATAGGTATCCACAAATTTAAATCTTTTAATAAAAAATCAATTATAGAGGGAATTAATCTTGTTTCTTCTGGAACTGGATATGAAAATAAGAAAAAATCTTGTGGCGTAATTGGAATAAGTACATCACAAAATAAAATTACTATAAAAAATCATGATTATAAATCTGGAGAAATTGTAAAATATTACGCAGGAGATACTCCAATTTCTGGTTTAGTGGATAAAACAGAATATTATGTGGTTAAAATTGATGATGATAGTTTTAAATTAACTAATGTTGGAGTATCTACTGTTGATAAAGAATTTTATTATAAAACTAATCAAATTGTTAATATTTCATCTGTAGGTGTTGGAACTCATGCGTTTAATTATCCAGAAATAGTTGTAACTTTATCCGAAAAAATTGGAATTTCGTCAATAGGAAATGAAACTTTTAAAGCTTCTATTCAACCAATTTTTAGAGGACAAGTAACATCAGTCAATTTGACCAATCATGGTGTTGGATATGGTTCTTCTGAAATTATAAATTTAGATAAAAAACCACAAGTTATTGCTACCGGTGGAGAAGGGGCAAGAGTATATCCCGTAATTAATAGTGGAAGAATTGATGAAGTATTTGTAATAAATTCAGGAAAAAATTATAATTCTCCTCCAGATATTAGAATAGATGGAGATGGTGTCGGTGCAATTTTGACTCCTATCATGGATGGTAATGGTGGAATTGATTCAATAAAAATTATTCAATCTGGGGGTGGATATTCTCAAGATTCAACAAATATTACCGTCCTTTCTCCTGGTAATGATGCTAATTTAAATGCAAACATTCAAAGTTGGAAAATTAATCTTTTTCAAAAATATTTTAATAGTATTTCCAACGATGATGGATTTATTGACTCTGGATTAAATGAAGAATATGGGTTGCAATATTCTCACATTTATGCACCGAGAAAACTAAGAGAAATGGTTTTTGCGGTCAATCAAGAAGGTGAAAAACTTTATGGTGAATATGATTTAAGAAAAAATATTGATGGAGAAACTGAATCAACCAACCATTCTCCAATAATAGGTTGGTCTTATGATGGCCATCCAATTTATGGTCCATATGGATATTCAAATCTAAATGGTGGATCAATTACTCAAATGAAAAGTGGATATATTGAAGAGGCAGTTTTAAAAGATAATCGACCACCTCTAGATATTTTTGCTCCAGGATTTTTTATAGAAGATTTTGTATATAAGTATGTTAATGATGAATCAGTTCTTGATGAGAACAATGGAAGACATTGTGTAACTCCAGAATATCCTCAAGGGACATATTGTTATTTTGCAACTATTGATACATCAGTTCCAGATTCTCAAGAACCATTTTTGGGTTATAAGAGACCTATGTTCCCATATCTGATTGGGGAAAATTATCATGCAAAACCAGATGAGTTTAATTTCAAAAAAATATCTAACCAAGATGGTTATGATTTAAATAAAACAAATCTAATTAAAAATACTGACCCTTATAATTATTTTGATGGAAAAGAAACATATGACTATCTTTCATTACCAAATAATTTAAATCAAAAGGTTGAAGTAAAATCAGTTTATAGAGGTGGAGTTGATTCTATTGGTATATTGACTGGTGGAAATAATTATAAAGTAAATGATTCATTAGTATTCCAAGATTTTGGAACAGATGGTTCTGATGCTGCTGCAAAGGTATCAAAAATCTTTGGCAAATCTGTAAATAATATCAGTGTAGCTACTAGCACTATTAGTAATGTTGAAATTTATCCAAAATCTAAAAATTCGTATTTGGTAATTTGTGATAATCCACACAATTTTAGAAATATTGATTTGGTTTCGATTACAGGAATAACAACATCAACAATTGATTTATCAAATTTATTACCAATAGAAGTGTCTAACCAATCATTTTCATTATCTGGAATTGGAACAACATCTTCTGGAATTGGAACTGTCGGAGAACCTGGAGCAGTTGGTGATGGACATACAGGTTTAGTAACTTATTTTAAAATTTCTGGAGACCTTTCTCCCCTAAACATTAGAGAAAATGACATTGTTGGTATTGGATCTGAAGAAGTAAAAGTTTTAAACGTTGATTCAAATTTATCAAGAATTAGAGTTTTAAGAGCCATTAATGGAGTTGTTGGTGTATCTCATACTGTTGGAGTTGGACTTACTGTAAAACAAAGAAAATTCATTGCTTCTAACAGTTCTGGAATCAATACTACATTCAACAATTTAGAAAATAAAGAAATATACTTTAATCCATTACATACTGTTGCAACAGGATCAGTTGGAATAGGAACTACTATTTCAATTGAAAATTCTTCAGGAATAGGAACTACAACTATATCCGTTCCATATAAAACACTTTTTATACCAAATCATAATTTAAAAACTGGAGATAGACTGACATATTCTTCACAGGTAGGATCTGCAATTAGTGTATCTGATGCGACTAATGTTGGTGTGGCTCTTACTTATTTTGGGGAATCTTTCTTTGTTGCTAAAGTATCTGAAAATTTAATCGGATTATCTACAGTTAGAGTTGGACTTGCCGAAACTGGTATATTTGTTGGAATTGCATCAACATCAATCACAACTTTAATCTTTACTGGTATTGGAACTGGTTCTTATCATAGCCTCAAAACAAACTATGATGTAATAAAAGGTGAAGTTAATATGCATCTGGTAACAGTTGCCACAGATGAACCTCACGAATTGCATGTTGGACATAATGTCTATACAAAAATAAATCCAGGACTCAGTTCTAGTTTCTCATTAGAATATAATGATTTTAATAGAAATCTTATTATCAATCCACTAACATATGGTTCCACTGGTATTAATACCATAACAAGTGTTATTTCTATTGACAATCATAAACTTGTTTCTGGTCAAAAGGTTGTTTATACAAACAGTACCAATCCTTCGATAGGACTTGTTGATAATGGAGTTTATTATGTTGCTCCAATAGATGAAAATACTTTTAAATTATCAGAAACTTTCTATGGTGCTACTAATAAAATTCCAAATACAGTAGGAATTGCTAGCACAGGATCGGGAGGATCAATTAATCCAATCAACCCACCAATAAAATTTTATAGAGATTCTATTGTTGATATTAATGTCTCAAGTGATAGTTTATCATATACTAAAGAGTCAGTAAGTTATTCTGCATTTGAGTTTAATTTATATTATGATGGGAATTTTACTAACAAATATAATGGAAAAATTACTGATGGAAAACAATTTGACGTAAGAAGAACTGGAGAACCTGGTATTGATAATGATGCTAAGGTGTCAATACTTATTAACGAAAAAACCCCAGACAAATTATATTATAGATTAGATCCTGTATACAAAAATAACATACCTGCATCAAAATCTGAAGTAAAAGTTGATTCTGATGTATATCTAAATAATGAAATTTTAATTGTCAATAGTAAATTTAATGGAAAACATAGAGTTGCAACTTCTATAGGAAATTCATTTTCTTATACATCAAAAGAATATCCAGAAAAATCTTCATATTCAGCACCTATTTCTGATATTAAATATGAAACTGATTGTGTTCATGCAAAAGGACCAATTGCAGAAATATCTATTATAAATTCAGGCAAATCTTATTTATCACTACCTGGAATTACAACAATTACTTCCACATTTGGTGTTGGAGCTATATTAGAATCTTCGAGTTCTTCTATAGGAAAAATTAATAAAACTGAGATTAAAAGTATTGGATTTGATTTACCTGTAGATAATACATTAAGACCAACTGCATCTCTTCCAAATTTAGTAGAAATAAAATCTTTAAAATCATTTAATTTTATTGGAGTAAGTTCCAATGGGTTTGGATACTCTTTTTCTCCTGATCTTGTAGTTGTAGATGGAGGAACTAATAAAGTTGTGACTGATGTTGACTTGGAGTATAAAATTGGCAATACTGAAGTTAATATTATTAATAATACAAAAGGTATAAGCAACACTAGACCTAACATAATTCCCATTCACAATAATAATGGATGCGGAATTAGTACCATTGGTTTTAATACGGAAACTAACCAAGTTACTGTGGGTTTATCAACTGGATTTAGTTTAGGTGATAGGTTCCCAGTTCAGGTTGGTGATAAAGTTTTAATTGAAAATGTAAGTGTTGGAATTGGATCAACAGCAAGAGGATATAATTCTGATGCATATAATTATAAACTATTCTCTGTTATTGCTGTTGATAAAAATCTTGGTGGAGTTGGAGCAACATTCTCATATAGTCTTAAGGGATTATTAAAACCTGGAGAACTTCCAGGCAAATTTGACCTCTTTAATTCTTCAGCAAGAGTAATTTCTAATAGAGATTTCCCTCAATTTAAAATTCAACTTCAAAATAATAACTTTTTTGATGAAGAAGTAGTTACTTCAGATAATACATCTGGAATTGTAGAAAGTTGGGATAATGTTAAAGGAATTTTAAGGATATCTACAAATAAAAACTTTAAAGTAGGTGAATTAATAAAAGGTCTTTCTTCTGGTACTCAAGGAATAGCATCTTCAGTTACAACTTTTGATTCTGTTATTGAATTAGGTCCAACATCTAAAGTTGTAAAAGGATCTTTCACTGATTCTGGATTCCTCAATACAAATATACAAAGAATTCAAGATAGCGATTACTATCAAAATTTCTCATATTCTTTAAAATCTAGAGTAGATTTTGATACTTGGAATGAAGTAATTAGCGCAACAAATCATACTTCTGGATTTAAAAAATTCTCAGATTTGCAATTTGAAACTCCAGCAGAACGTGGCGAAGTTGACGCAAACAGCATGAAAGTTAAACCACCTTTGAGTTATAGTAATATTACTAACTCAATATATGGAGTTGCTGATTTAAATTGTGTTTATAATTTTGATCTGGTAAAAGAAAACTCTAGAACAGTTAGTGGAACAATTTATTCTGACGAAATTATATTTTCTAGCACAATTTTAACAGATTATTTCGAATCTTTTGGTAATAGAGCTATTAGAATAGATGATATTAGTTCACAATTTAATAGTGAACCAAGAGCCACAACATTTGTTCAGATTGATAGTTTTAAAACTCAACAAAATAGAGCACTCAAATATTTTGTTTTCTTAAGGGACAAAAGATTCCTTGCGGAGAGACAATTAATGGTTATTGATCTCCTGCATGATAATCGTTTTGGTTATATTAATCAGTACGGTAGAGTTGAAAGTGAAAAAGAATTAGGATCATTCGATTTCTTAATAAACGGAACTGATGGGTCATTAATTTTTTATCCCAATCTAACTAAGTTTAATAATTATGAAATAACATCTATAGCATATCAATTGGATGATAATGTAATTGGTATTGGAACTACAGTAAGTCTTGGTGGAGTTGTTGAGATTCAAACAAGTAGTATTGGAACAATAACTTCTTCTTCAAGTGATAAAACTATAGTTTCTTTAGCAAACACATATAGATCTGCAAAAGTTCTTGTATGCGTATCAGATACAACAAATAATGAATATCAATTTGATGAACTCAATCTTATTCATGATGATTCTGAAGTTTATATGCTCGATTATGGTGAATTAACAACTAGTGGTGCTGGACCTTTTACTGGAATAGGTTTTGGAACTTACTATCCTTATATTAGTGGAACAAATATTAAGGTTGATTTTATTCCAACTACTGGAATTGCTGTAACCGTAAATACAATTCAAGTTGCAATTAGTAGTGACTCTTCAACTGGAATTGGAACTACTGCAATGAAACATGTTGAAATTGATGCAAGATCTACAAATATTGCTTCTTCCGGTTCTCCTGGTATACACACAATATCTTCATATAATTCAGATTATGATGCAGCATATTTCATTGTTCAAATTTCGGACACAACTAATAAGAGATATACTTTAAGTGAAGTTTTGGTCACCGATGATGACTATGAAAGACTTAGAACTTATGATACTGAATATGGCATGATTGATGCCAGTAATGGTGGATCTTATACTGGTCTTGGAACTATTGGTTCTAGAATTCTTGCTGGTGGTGGAGCTGAATTAACATTTACTCCAAATGCAGGTATTGCTGTTCAAGCAAAAGTGTTTAAAAATGGATTAAAAATTGAAGATGATTCTAGAGATGAAATTTCTTTTAAAAATGGAATGATAGTTTCAAATTCTTCAGAATATGAAGGAACCCATGTTTCCTTGATGAGATCTTTTGATCTAAAACATGTAGAATCTCCAATATTTGAAAAGTATTTTCTTGCAAATGATAGTTCTATCATAAATCTTACAGAAAATGTTATTAATATCCCAAATCACTTCTATGTAAGTGGTGAGGCAGTTAGATATGATCGTAACGGAGGAATAACTTCTTCGGTTGGAATTGCAGAAACAACGTTTGCTGGTGCAGGTTCCACAACATTTTTGCCAAGTAATGAGGATATATTTGTCATTAAAGTTGATGATGATAAAATCAAACTTGCCACTTCTGCAGCAAATGCATTAGCATCACTTCCTATTGCATTAAAATTGGAAAGTGTTGGTATTGGAACTTCTCATAGATTTATTGCTAAAAACCAAAATACTAAGTGTTTGGTAGCGATTGATAATATGATACAATCTCCAATTGTTTCTACAGGAACAACTACTGGACTTTCCACAAACTTAACTTCAGTTTCTGATATAGTAGCATTCTCTGGAATAACTTCATTTAAAGGATCCGATCTATTTAAAATTAATGATGAAATAATGAAGATAGAAGGTATTGGAATTGGTGAAACAAACTTTATAAGAGTTCGTAGAGGATGGATGGGCACTAAAGTTGGAACTGGCCAAACTGGTGATGTAGTCACCAAAGTTGAAGGTAACTATAACATTGTAGATAATATTATTACTTTCTACGAAGCTCCTTATGGAAATACGCCAATTGGAACAACTTCATCTCCACCTGATGAAAGAGATTGGAGTGGAATATCTACAAGTTCTTCTTTCCAAGGAAGAGTGTTTACAAGATCTGGTATAGAAAACTCTGCAAATGAAACTTACAATACAAATAGAGTTTATGATAGTCTATCAACTAAATTTAATGGAACAGATAGAGTATTTACTCTGAAAGAAAATGAATCTAGTAATGTCACTGGAATATCTACACAAAATGCCATTATTTTAATCAATGATATTTTACAAGAACCAGGAGAAACAAAAAATTATAATTTAACAGAAGATTCAGGTAAAACAACTATATCCTTTGTCGGTGCAGCTGCATCAACGCCAACGGATGCTAACACTGCAGGTATACCTTTAGGTGGCGTTCTTGCTTCTGTTGGATCCACTGAAGGTCTTGGATATCAACCATTAGTATCTGCTGGTGGAACAGCAATTGTGTCCTCTGCTGGAACTATACAATCCATCAGTGTTGCCAATACTGGTAGTGGATATAGGGCATCAGATAGGATTGAGATCTTAACAGATGTATCTACTTCTATTGGAATTGGTTCAACAGAAATTTATCTTGATAATTCAAATAGTGTATTTAATATTGTTGATTTACTACTTGATGATAGTACCTCATGCAACATTGCTATCGGAAATTATATACAACCAACTCCAATTGTTTCTACTGGAAATACCTTCGTTAGGATTGGAACCGGAGGTACTAGTTCTCTCAGTATGGATAGAGGAACTCAGGTTTCAATTGTTATTACTGAACCCAAGTTTGGTATTGTAAATGTTAATGCAGGTTCAACTAGTGTTGGAGTTGAAACATCTTTATATCATGTAGGTATTGCAACTATCATCAAGGGAACTGGACATATATCAACTTCAGTATCAATTGCAAATACTTATTCTGAATTCTATGCAGAAAAATCAATTAGTAATGTTGGATATAGTTCTATAACAGGAATAACGACTGTAACTACTTCAACTGCTCATGGATTGACTATTGGCGAAGAAATAATTCTTTCAGGAATTGCATTTACTTGCACATATTCTCCATCAAAAACTATAACAAATGTTTTGTATGATAATACATCTGGTGTTACTACAGTCACTACATCAGCTGCTCATGAATTCTTAGTCGGGAAAGATGTTTTACTGACTGGAATTGGAATGACTTGTGGACTTGACAATGGTGGTTCAACACATACTTATCCAAGAACAACTGATCCAGCATATTGTGGAGTTCAAATTACACAAATTTTAAGTTCTACTCAGTTTGTGGCGAATACAGGAGTTTCTACAATTCCAACATTCTATCAAAGTGGTGGAACTGTTCAAGGTGCAATTATAGCACCTAGACATAAAAACAGATCTATCAGTGGAACAGATCCAGCATCTGGCGGTTCTTCCGTATTGCGAGTTATTAACGATACTACTTTTGTTACTCAAACTGGAATTTCTACAGTTCAACACTTCTATACTAGATGTGGCAAAGTCAACAAACCATTAAATCTTTATTTTGATAATCCATTATCATATACAAACATTCCTTTGGAATATGTTGGAACATCTGGATCTGGTGCAAATGCTACAGTTGATATAGTAGTTGGACAAGGTTCTAGTGTAATAGACTTTACAATTAAAAATACTGGAGCTGGATATTTACTTGGACAAAAACTTACAGTATCGACAGGTAGTACAACTGGTATACCAACATCAGGAACGTTTAATAATTTTGAATTGACAATTCAAGATGTTTTATCTGATGAATTTGGTGCTTGGACACTTGGATTCCTAGAAACTTTAGATGATATTTCTGATAAATTTGATGGGGAAACTAAAGCATTTAATTTATCAAAAGATGGATTTATTGTATCAATTAGATCTGCAAGAGGATCTAAAATTGATGTCCAACAAGTTGTAATAGTTTTGGTTAATAATATTCTTCAAGTTCCAGGAGAAGGATATAAGTTTACTGGTGGCAGTATACTAACATTTTCAGAACCTCCTAAAGTTGGAGATACTTGTCAAATAATTTTCTACAAAGGAAGTGGTGACGGCCAAGATGTTATCTTTAAAGACACAATTGCAAGTGTAAAAATTGGTGATGATCTTACTATTGGATATGATACTAAATTGGGTCAAAGTCATATTTTGCAAGAATCATCTAGGAAAGTTACTAGAATTGATTCTACAGACCAGGTTCAAACATTTCCATATTTTGGTTCAGGATTATCTGAAGATGAAACATTAGAAAGACCAGTTGTTTGGTGTAGACAAACTGCAGATTTGCTAATTGACTTGCAAAGAGTTTCAAAAGATAGGGAACTTTATGAACCAGTTATCCATCCATATGCATATATTACCAAATCCGTTGGTATAGGTTCAACATCAATATACGTTGATAGATTGAGACCTATGTTTGATGCACAAAATGAAAGTGATGTTAATGTTCTTTTCCAGAAAAAAGTTAAACTTGTCCCACAAACTAATCTAGTTGGATCTTCTGCTACAGCTGTTGTATCTGATAGTGGAACTATTACTTCTTTGGTAATTTCTAACGGTGGAGTTGGATATTCCACCACACCAACCGTTAGTATTGCTGGAACAGTGCAACAGGTAGTAGGTGGGGGAATAACTGCTACAGCAGCTGCTACAATCGCTTCTGGAGTGGTTTCTGGTCTATCTATAACCAATGCTGGTACAGGATATACATCATCAAAACCTCCAGTAGTTTTAATATCTCCACCATCAATGGTTGCTATTGAAGAAAGACCTGTAGATTTGTTTGCAGGAGACTCTGGTGTTATTGTTGGATTTGGAACAACTACTATTGGAGTTACAACATCCTTTATCTTTGACTTACACATCCCACTTGATTCTCAATTGAGAGATGCGAGTATTGTTGGAGTTGGATCGACTTTAAGTGGTCTTTCTAAATTTGATTATTTTGTAGTTACAGATTCTAATCCAAATCCTGCAAGAAATGTAACTTCTTTAGACAATAATGGAAATACTGTTGGGGTTGGTACAACTTTTGTTGATAATGTATATGTTGTTGATAATGTTGAAAATGTCATGAGAATAACAGGATTTAATGGTGCTGGGGTTGGAATTGGAACAACTGTTTGTAGGAGAGTTTATGTTAAAGTTGATGACTCATTCGCATCACCATATCCTCAAGGATTTATTGGAACTGGTGGATTTGGATCATATAGTTGGGGTAAAATTATTTTAAAATCAAGAATTGGAATTGTAACTCATCCTGCATATACTCAAAATGGGGTGGTAGGAATTTCGACAGGTTTGATAATTGAAAGATCTGTACCATTAAGATCAAAAAATTATGATATTTAATGTCTGATAAATAGAAAAAAACTCCATTATTAATGGCAAATGTCTGCAATAATTACTGATCAAATTAGACTCTTGAATGCTAAGAAATTTGTTGCTGAGGTAACCTCTAGTAGCAATTCTTATTATTCCTTTGTAGGGTTACCAAATCCTACAAATTATGATACAAATTGGAATTCAGCTCCACCAGCGCCTGTAGATAATTTTTCTCAAGAGAATGATTATTGGGATACTATGGTAGCTCTTAAAAAAATTAACTCCGAAGATATTAGACAAGTAATTCCTAAAAGAATATGGACATCTGGAACAACTTATGACATGTATAGGCATGATTATAGTTTTTCTAATTCTGCAGCAGTTTCTGGAGCGACAAATCTATATTCTGCAGCATATTATGTAATGAATAGTGATTATAGAGTTTATATTTGTCTTCGCAATGGAATAACTCCAGATACTCCATTAGGCAAACCATCTTTAGATGAACCAGTTTTTACAGATTTGGAACCAAGAAGTGCAGGTGCTAGTGGAGATGGATATATTTGGAAATATCTGTATACTATCAAACCCAGTGAAATTATAAAATTTGAATCAACTGATTTTATGCCAGTTCCTGTCAATTGGTCAGAATCAACAGAAAATGCACCAGTTAGAGATAATGCCGTTGATGGTTCGATAAAAATTGTAACAATAACAAACCGTGGAATTGGGGTAGGAACTGCCAACCAAACATATACTAGAGTTCCTATTAGTGGTGATGGATCTGGAGCAGAATGTTCAATAACAATTGGTGGAGATTCTAAAGTTTCTAATGTAATTGTTTCAAGTCAAGGATCGGGATACACTTATGGAAGCATTGATTTAAATGCTGGGGGCATACCTTCTTCTGGCACATCACCCACTTTTAATCCAATTATGACTCCTCAAGGTGGTCATGGTTCAGACATTTATAGAGAACTCGGTGCATATAATATTCTTCTTTATACTAGAATTGAAAATGATAATGAAAATCCCGATTTTATAGTTGGCAATCAAATAGCAAGAGTTGGTGTTGTAGAAAATCCAAAAGTTACTGCAGGATCTATATTAACAGTAGATAAAGCAAGTGCCCTTAATGCTATTAGATTGACAGGCATTGGATATAGTACCGCACTGTTCACTACAGATTCATATTTTATACAAACTATTTCAACAGGATCAACAGCTGTTGGAAGAGTAATAAGTTACAATCAACTTACTGGAGTATTAAAATATTGGCAAGATAGGTCTCTTGCAGGATTTACAACCGCAGGAATTGGAATTACAAATCCAACCTATGGTTATCAACAAAAAGAATTTACAGCATCTCCAGATACTGGAGGTAGTTTGACAATTGTTCCATCATCAGGATCAAATCTTGCAATTGATACCTCTTTTACCGGTATCTCTACAGTAATAAATAATAGGACATATTATCTTGGTCAGTCATTTACAAATGGGGTTTCCGGTCCAGAAGTTAAAAAACACGCAGGAAATATCATTTACGTCGATAATCGTCCCGCGATCACCCGATCAGTAAATCAAAAAGAAGATATCAAAATTATTTTGCAGTTCTAAAGAATTATGTCTCAGCAAACAAATTTAAATGTAGCTCCATATTTTGACGACTTTGATGCTGCTAACGATTACCATAAGATTCTCTTTAAACCAGGATATCCTGTACAAGCTAGAGAGTTGACTGGATTACAATCAATTCTTCAAAATCAAATTGAAAAATTCGGTCAACATTTTTTTAAAGAGGGTGCTAAAGTAATTCCAGGTAATATTGGATATAATAGTAATTATTATTGTATACAATTACAAAATAATTACTTAGGTATTCCAGTATCTGCATATGCGGGACAACTTTTAGGAACAAAGATTGTTGGAGAAAAATCTGGAGTTAGTGGTGTTGTAGATAAAATTCTTTTACCTGAAGATTCTGAAAGAGGAAATTTAACATTATATATTAACTATTTAAGTTCTAGTTTAGAAAATAATTCTACTCAAACATTTTCTGATGGGGAAAATCTAACTTGTAATGTTACAATTGAATCTGGTCTTCTTGGAAATTCATCAATTTCTGCTGGAACACCATTTGCCACTACTTTAGTGTCCAATGCAGCACAAACAGGGTCATCTTTTCAAATTCAGGAAGGTATTTATTTTATTCATGGAAATTTTGTAAATGTTAAAACTGAACTTATAATTTTAGAACAATATACCAATATACCTTCATACAGAATAGGTTTATTTGTTAACGAAGAAATAATAAATTCTGATTTAGATGAAAGTTTAAATGATAATTCTCAAGGATATAATAATTATTCTGCACCAGGTGCCGATAGATTTAAAATTTCAGTTGGATTATTCAAAAAATCTTTAACAGATTATAATGATAATCAATTTGTTGAATTGGCAATTATTGAAAATGGAGTTTTAAAAACTCCAAGAAAATCAAATGATCATGGTGGAGGACCAGGAGCACTTGACATAGTTGATATGTTGGCGTCAAGAACATATGCAGAATCTGGAGATTATTATGTAAAAGCTTTTAGTGTTTCTGTTTTAGAATCTTTAAATAATGGAAAAGGAAATGGTGGTGTTTTTGAGCAAGGGCAACTCACATATGGAGGACAAATTGCATCAGAAAATTTAATAGCATATAAGTTTCCTCCAGGTAGAGCTCTTGTTAGGGGATATGATATTGAAACATTATCATCTACTTTTATTGACGTTTTAAAACCAAGAACAACAAAAACTTTAACAGACCAGGCAATTAATTATAATACTGGACCAACTTTACGATTAAATAGAACATTTAGAGCACCAAGTATAGGTATTGGTAATACATATGTTCTTAGTTTAAGAAGTGCTAGGGTCGGACTTACTACAGATACAACAGCACCTGGAACAGAAGTTGGTATTGCAAGAGTTTATGATTATAGATTAGAATCTGGTTCTTATAATACAAGTAATAGTTCTCTGAATGAATGGAATATATCTTTGTATGATGTTCAACCAATTACAAGTTTAACTCTTAATCAAGCAATTACTTTAAGCGTTCCAACTTTTGTCAAAGGTTCTAACAGTGGGGCAACTGGATTTTTAAAAAATGCAGTTTCAAGTGGAACAGCATTAAGTATATACGAAACTCAAGGAGAGTTTGTAAAAAATGAAAGTTTAGAGTTTGACGGCATTTCAAACGGAAGAATTGCTATTGCTGTGTCGGCATTTAGTATGTCTGATGTCAAATCAGTATATGGACCAATTAATGAAACAACTGGATTATCTGGTATAGGCACCTTTAGTGCTGATGCAGTTCAGTCTCCAATTTTAAATATTGGTATTGCTACAATAAGTACTACTTCCGGAAGTCCTGGAGTTAGTACTGTAAAAAGCACAAATTCCAATTTTCCTGGAATTATTAAAATTGGAAATATTCTTCAGTTTACTCAAGTTGGTTCAGGTCGTTTAGAAAAAACGATAGGAATAGTTGAAAGTGTTGGAACAAATAATGTTGTTATATCACAACCAACATCAGTTCCTGGAGTTTATCAAAGTTTCAACTTAGCTTCAACTTTAGAGGTAAACGATCTACAACTTATAACAACAAGACTTGCATCATCTTCGGATAATACATTATATACCAATTTACCAAAAGAAAATATTTCTGATATTGATCTAACAAATGCTCAAATTTCAATTAGAAAAACATTTACTGTTAATATATCATCAGGACAGTTATCATCTGCAGTAGATTCTGTTGCAGGTGAAACTTTTTTACCATTTGATGACGAAAGATATGCATTAGTAAGATCAGATGGCACAACTGAAGCATTATCATCTGATAAAATATCTTTATCAAATGGATCAACTACTTTACAAATTTATGGTCTTGGTGGTAATGACACTGGATCTACTCTTATTGCAACCTTAAGAAAAATAAAACCAAAATCAAAAGTAAAAATTAAAAATCTTGTAAAAAGTGTTCTTGTTGACAAATCTCAAAATCAAGGTTCTGGTGTCGGGGCAACAACATTAAATAATGGATTGACTTATGGAAACTACCCATATGGAACAAGAGTTCAAGATAATACAATTTCCCTAAATTCTCCTGATATTATTCAGATTCATGCTATTTTTGAATCAGAAGGAAGTTCTGATCCGTCAGCACCAAAAATTAATTTTACTACTATTACTAGTAATTCTACAACAATAGCAGAATTGTCAGTTGGAGAATCTTTTATTGGGAATTTATCAGGTGCTAATGCAATAATTATTGAAAAAATAGACTCCTCTAAAATATCATACATTTATAAAAATGCAACTGATTTTAAAGAAGGAGAAACCGTAACTTTCCAAGATTCTGGTATACAAGCAGAAGTTTCTACTATAGAGTCTAATAGTTTTGATATTAGTTCAAACTTTACTTTCAATAGTGGGCAGCAAGGCACATTTTATGATCAAGGATTTATTACTAGAAAAAAAGGTATAGAAGCACCATCTAAAAAAATAAAAATATATTTCTCAAGCGGATCATATGAGTCAACTGATACTGGAGATTTTACGACAGTAGATTCTTACAGGAATTTTAATTATTCGACTGAAATTCAATCTATTAATGGTAGTAGAAATACTGATATTGTTGATATCAGACCTAGAGTTTCTGATTATACTGTTGCAGAAGGAACAAGATCTCCTTTAGAGTTTTATGGTAGAAATTTTGATGGCTCTGGAAACTCTGCTGCAAATATACTAGCATCCGATGAATCTTTCTTATCAGAATTTACTTATTATCTTGGAAGAATTGATAGAGTATTTTTAGATAAGTATGGAAAATTTCAAATAATTTATGGAGATCCTGCAGAATCTCCACAAAGACCTAATCCTATTGACGATAGTTTGGAGATTGCAGAAGTAAATCTTCCTCCATATCTTTATAATGTAAAGCAGGCATCTTTGAAATTCTTAGAGCATAAGAGATATCAGATGAAAGATATCCGCAATCTTGATACTAGAATTAAAAATCTTGAGTACTATACATCTCTTTCTCTTTTAGAAATAAACACTACAAATTTATTAGTTACTGATTCTGAAGGTAATAATAGATTTAAATCTGGATTTTTTGTTGACAATTTTGAGTCATTTAAAACACAAGAAAGTCGCCTCCCAATTAATAACAGTATTGATAGAAAATTTAGTCAATTAAGACCCAGACACTATACCAATGCTATTGATTTAATTTTTGGGCCTGTTACAAATAGGGATTCAAGTGTAGATTTAAATTTTGCATCACCCGATGGAATTAACATAAGAAAAACTAACGATATAATTACTTTAGATTATGGAGAAACTGAATATATTAAGCAAACATTTGCAACTAGAACTGAAAGTGTAACTCCATTTATGATTAGTTTCTGGCAAGGAACTATGGAATTAAATCCTGCATCAGATACTTGGGTAGATACTGTAAGATTGGATGCAAAAATAATTGATGTTGAAGGTAATTATGCTAATACTATGGATCTATTAACAGCTACTGAAGGTTTAGATCCACAAACTGGATTTGGTCCTATCCTATGGGATTCTTGGGAGACAAATTGGACTGGATTTACACACAATGATTGGACAACCGAAAGAAGTGAAAGTAATGATGTTACAACTTCAGAAAGTGAGACCATAAGACGTAGAGCTACAAATCGTGCTGGAATAAATGTAATTGAAATTACTGATACTACTGTTACTACAACTGTAAATACTATCCAAGATTCTTTTAGGGAAACTACTCAAACGGACGAAATGTCCAGAGATGGAACTCGAACAATTGTTACTGAACAATTTGATACAGAATCTATTGGCGATAAAGTTGTTAGTAGGGATTTAGTCGCAACCATGAGGTCTAGAAATATTGAATTTACTTCTAAGAGAATGAAACCTCTTACTAGACTTTATGCTTTCTTTGATGGGCAAAATGTAAGTAAATATTGTGTACCAAAACTTCTAGAAGTTACAATGACATCTGGATCTTTTCAGGTTGGAGAGAAAGTTAGTGGATTTATGGTTTCAGCTTTTTCTCAAAGACCTTTGCCAGATGCAATTGGTAATATAACCTTTAGAGTTGCTCAACATAATCATAGAGAAGGTCCATATAATGCACCTACTGCAGTGTTTAGAGAAAATCCATATGATGGAAATACTCTTGGTGCATCATATGGATTTACTTCAACTATTTTAAACGTAGACACATTTTCATTATCTAATGAAGCAAATGGAGAATATAGAGGTTTTGTCGAATCTGGAATGACTCTTAAGGGAGAAACTAGTGGAGCAGAAGCAACTATTACTCAGGTTCGTTTAATTACTGATTTGGGATCAAATTTGACGGGCAGTTTTTATATTCCCAATCCAAATAATCCTTTTAATGTAAAATTTGATACTGGATCGAAAACACTAACTCTTATCAATGAAGAAGATAATAATCAAGACATCTGCACAACAATTTGTGAAGAAGGATATTCTTCATCAGGAACTCTTGAAACAATTCAAGAAAATATAAATTCAGTAAGAAATGCAAGAATTGAAACTAGAAAAGAATTTGCTGAAAAATCAGTTAATACAAATCTAGGAACTCAACAAACAGGTAGTACAATTGTTGATTCAATATCAAACTCAACAACATCTAGTACTACTCAAAGAATTGATTTTGTTGCAGATCCACCACCACAAGATTGGGGAGATCCTCTTGCACAATCATTCTTAGTTGAAGAACAGACTGGAGTGTTTATCACTAAAGTTGACATCTTCCTTAGGTCAAAAGATGATATGGATATTCCTTTGGTTGTTCAACTTAGAACAATGCAAAATGGATATCCAACAACAAGAGTACTTCCTTTCTCAGAAGTTGTTGTTGACCCAGCAGATATTATACTTTCTGATGATGGATCTATAGCACAAACAATTGAATTTAAATCTCCGGTTTATCTTGCAGGTGGAACTGAATATGCAGTATGCCTATTATCAAATTCTACAAAATATAGTGTATACATTTCTAGGATTGGTGAAAATGATATATTGTCCGACACATTTATTTCAAATCAACCATATCTTGGATCATTATTTAAATCACAAAATGCATCTACATGGGAAGCTAGTCAGTGGGAAGATTTGAAGTTTACCTTATATAAAGCACAGTTCCTATCATCAGGTTCTGTAGATTTTTATAGTCCAGAATTATCTGAAGGTAATAGGCAAATTCCAACCTTGCAACCAAATTCACTTAATTTTTCATCTAGACAAATTAGAGTAGGTTTGGCAACTACAAGTATCACTGATAGTGGATTTGAAACTGGAAATACTTTCTTCCAAGTTGGAACCAATGCAACTGGAAATCTTGTGGGAACTGCAGGAACTGCTGCAGGAACTTTATCAATATCAAATGCTGGTATTGGATTAACACCTACAGATGGTTCTTATACTTTTACTGGAGTCAATCTCATATCACTATCAGGAAATGGTAGAGGTGCAGTTGCCAAAGTTAGTGTTAAGGATGGTGTTGCAGTTGGGGCAACTGTAAGTAATGCTGGTGGATCTGGATATCAAGTTGGAGATGTTCTTGGAATTAACACTATTGGTGGAGCTTCAGTTGGAAAAAATGTAAGATTAACTGTTTCTGGAATAGGAAATACTAGCGAAATTATTCTTAATAATGTTCAAGGAAACTTTATTGTTGCTGGTGCTGCTAATAGTATTAGTTATATTAACAGTGTTGGTATTGCAAAAACTCTCAATCAAGGTATTCCTGGTGGAGCAGGTGGAAATATTCAAGTATCGTCGATTATTGAAGATACTGATGGATTGCATATTAAGGTTAGTCATAAAAATCATGGAATGTATTCCCCTGACAACAAAGTTATCATTAAAGATGCTATCTCTGATGTAAAACCGGCAAGATTAAGTGCTGCTTATGATTCCACATCAACTGGAGGAATATCCGTTTCAGATGGATCATCATTTGGAACTTTTGAAAATGTTTCTGTCGGAACAACAAATACTGGATACTTAAGAATTGGTAAAGAAATTATTGAGTATAGTTCAGTAAATGGAAATGTTATTGGTGGAAATATTGTCAGAAATTATCAAGGAACTTCAGTATCATATCCTGCAGGGACTCCAGTATTTAAATATGAATTAAATGGTGTTAATTTATTAAGAATTAACAAGACTCATTTATTAAGTGATTCTACTATTGCAGACTCAATTGCATATGATTCGTACAATATCAAAGTTGATATGTCTGAAAAGTTTAACTCTGATAATGATGACAGAAGTAATGATGTTGGTTGGCCAAAACTTTTTGCACAAGAATCTAAATCAACAGGTGGATTTGAAATTAAGGCAACACAAAATATGCCTTTTGAAATTATAACTCCAAATGTACATAACATGACTGTAAGTGGAACTTCGATTAAAGGTGAGATTAGAACTATTACAGGTCAAAGTATTAGTGGAAAAGAAATTCCATTTATTGATGTTCCATTTGAACCTATAGCATTTAATAAAGCAAATTATATGGACAGCACCAGATTAATTTGTTCAAAAGTTAACGAAGATTATAAACTTGCAAATATTGAAGGTGGCAAATCTTTACAGATGAGATTAAATTTATCAACACTTAATGCAAATATTTCACCAGTATTGGATGCCCAAAGAATTAATACTATTTTATCTTCAAATAGAGTGAATAATGTTATTCAAAATTATGCAACAGATTCTCGTGCAAATACATTATTTGATGATCCATCTGCATGTCAATATATTTCTAAAGAAATTTCTTTAGAAAATTCAGCAACTTCATTAAAAATTCTTTTAAATGCACATATTAATGATTATTGTGATATTCGCGCATTTTATGCTATTAGTTCTACGAATGGATTTAATCCAATCTTTATTCCGTTCCCTGGATATCTCAATTTAGATTCACAAGGTCAAATTATCGATAAACAGGATAGTGATGGAAGATCTGATACATTTGTAACTCCAATTTCTACTTATGGATTTAAAAATGTATCCTTTAAAGATTACTCTTTTACTATGGATGATTTACCATCATTCAGATCTTATAGGATTAAACTTGTACTGACAGGAAAAAATCAAACTTATGTTCCTAGAGTAAAAGATCTCAGAGTTCTTGCTCTAGCATAAAATGTACAAAGTAAAAGACAATGTGGATCTTATAAGAGATCCACATACCGGTGCAATACTCAATACAAATTTATTAGACCATCAAAAGTATGTTGCAAGACGTGATGCTAAAAACAAAGAAATTAAAAAAGTACAGACAATTGAGGATGAAGTTTCTATGATTAAAGATGAGATTTCTGAAATTAAATCACTATTAAAGGAGTTATTAAATGGATCCAGATAGTATAGAATTAAATAATTTATCAAAACAATTTGCATATACTAAGGTAGCATCTGAGATAGATAGTTGTAATGATAATGATTCTTTAAAAAATATTGCAAAATCATTCTGCAAACTTTATTATAAGCAACAAGAAACCATGAAACTAATAGGCATATCAGATGGCAACTAAAAAGATAACTTTTGATCCAGATTCTGGAGTTCCTTCTGGTATTAATTTAACAATGTATGGGGGTTCAGATTTTAATGTTAATTTTGATATTGTAACAACATCAAATTCTGCATATGATCTTACTGGTTATTCTGGTTCAGCAGCTATGTCAAAAAGTGTTGCTATTGGGGCAACATTGGGAATAACTAGTTCTTTTACAGTTGGATTTACTAGTGCTTATGATGGAAAATTAAAAATATCTTTAAGTGAAACTAATACTAGAGGAACTAAAGAAGGAAGATATGTATTTGATATTTTAGTTGGTAAAGGAGGAACTACATATGCTCTTGCAAGTGGAAACATACTAGTTGTGAATCCAGTAGCATCAGCAATATAAATATATTTAAGGAATTAGTGTATACATGGCTCAACCCGCAAGTAGGTCTGACCTCGTAAATTATTGCAAGAGGCAACTGGGAGCACCAGTACTAGAAATCAATGTTGCTGATGAGCAAATTGATGACCTAATTGATGATGCACTACAATATTTTCATGAGAGACACTTTGATGGTGTAACTCAAACATTTTTAAAATATAAAATAACTCAAGACGATATTGACAGAGGAAAAGGTAGAGGGGGAAGTAATCCTATAGGGATAGTTACCACAACAGCAACTTCTACTGTTGGAATTACATCAACATTTTCATATGAAGAAACTAGTAATTTTATCCAAGTTCCTCCAGAGGTTATTGGGATAAGTAAAATATTCAGATTTGATGGATCTAGCACTAAAACAAACAATATGTTTAGTGTTAAATATCAAATGTTTTTAAATGATATGTATTCTTTTGGTTCTACCGAAATTCTTACATATGCAATGACTAAGAGATATCTAGAAGATCTTGATTTTATGTTGAATACTGAGAAGCAAATAAGATTTAACCAAAGACAAGATAGACTTTACTTAGATATTGATTGGGGTTCTGTAACCAAAGATGATTATCTAGTATTAGATTGTTATAGACTTTTGAATCCAAATGATTTTACAAGAGTTTGGAATGATTCTTTTGTAAAAAGATATGTTACTCAATTGATAAAACGTCAATGGGGACAAAATTTGATGAAGTTCCAAGGAGTAAAACTTCCTGGTGGGGTTGAATTGAATGGTAGACAAATTTATGATGATGCTCAGAAAGAATTGGATTCTATCAGAGAAGTAATGTCCAATACATATGAACTTCCACCATTAGATATGATTGGTTAGAAATATGCTTAATCCGTTTTTTCAGCAAGGATCTAGTTCTGAACAAAATTTAATTCAGGACATAATCAACGAACAGTTGAAGATGTATGGTGTTGAAATTTATTACTTGCCAAGAAAATATATTTCAGAAAATACAATAATTAAAGAAGTCATACAATCAAAATTTGATGATGCATATCCTATAGAGGCTTATGTTGATAATTTTGAAGGATATGGTGACAACACAACTATCTTATCAAAATTTGGTATCCAATCAACACAAGAAATTAATTTAATTATCTCAAAGGAAAGATTTGAAACGTATATTTCCCCTCTAATTAAAAATGAAGAAAATATAAAATTATCTACAAGACCAAAAGAAGGAGATTTACTTTATTTTCCCCTTGGAGATAGATTGTTTGAAATAAAATTTGTAGAACATGAAAAACCTTTCTATCAACTACAAAAAAATTATGTATATGAATTAAGATGTGAACTCTTCCGTTTCGAGAATGAAGTTATTGATACTGGTATTGAAAGTATTGATGATGTTTTAGTTGGTGGAGAATCTGATGGACTTACTGATGATGGAATATCAACTATATTGGGTAATACTCAAACTCTTACTTTGGTTGGAACTGCGTCAACTGCAACAGCAACTAGTGGGATAGTTAATGGTGCTATTAGATTTATTGCAGTGACAAATAGAGGAGGTGGGTATGCCTCACCACCAAGAGTTGCTATATCATCGGCACCGAATAATGGTGTAACTGGTATAGCAACAGCTACGATGATAGGTGGAATAAATGTTTGCAACCTTAACTCAAATCCAAAATTACAATCAGTTCAGTCTGTTCAACTTTTAAATTCTGGTTCAGAATATAATAGTCCTCCAGGTATTAGATTTGTATCTAATAGTGGAACTGGTGCTGCAGCAACTGTAGGACTTGCAACTACTGGTGGTGTTGGAATAGTAACTTTAACAGCACCTGGATCAGGGTATGTTATTTCACCATTGGTAACTTTTTCTACACCAAAACATGTTGGTGCTGCTGCGACTGCAATTCTAGATTCACCTATAGTGGGTGGTGGAGTTAGTGTCGTATCTTCTCCTATAAGTATTGGGACATCTTCTTTCCTTTTCCCAGGAGGAACTACTGGTGGTGTATTCTATGCTACTGCACCAACAATTACGTTTGCACTACCTACAGGTACAGGAAACGCTGCAGGAGCATCCGCAATTTTAGATCAATTAGCACAAACTGGAGGTACAGTAGAAACTCTT